TTTTTATTATTTTTGGAATTTGTGTATTTTTGTGTATTTTTCTGAATTTTTTTTCTTTAGGAAGTATATATATAATATGGGTGGAGCTTTGATGCAATTAGTCGCCTACGGCGCACAAGATGTTTTCCTTACTGGAACACCAGAGATTACCTTCTGGAAAGTGTCATACCGCAGACACACAAACTTCGCAATGGAATCCATTGAACAAACATTCTCTGGACAAGCCGATTTTGGAAGACGTGTAACTTGCACCATCTCAAGAAATGGTGACCTTGCTTACAGAACTTACCTTCAAGTAACTCTTCCTGAAATCAACCAATCCATGGCTTCTTCAGCTGCTGGTTCTGGTGTCTATGCCAGATGGTTAGATTTCATTGGTGAGCAACTTGTTGCCCAAGTTGAAGTTGAAATTGGAGGTCAAAGAATTGACCGTCAATATGGTGACTGGATGCACATCTGGAACCAACTTACCATGTCTGCTGAACAACAAAGAGGATACTTCAAACTCATTGGTAACACTACTCAACTCACCTACATGACTGACCCATCCTTCGCTGGTATTGCTGGTCCTTGCGCTGCCTCTGGAGCTCCTACTCAAGTATGCGCTCCTCGCAATGCCCTTCCTGAGACCACTCTTTACATTCCTCTTCTCTTCTGGTTTTGCAGAAACCCTGGACTTGCCTTGCCGCTCATTGCTTTGCAGTACCATGAAGTCAAAATCAACCTTGACCTCAGACCTATTGGAGAATGCTTATGGGCTGTCAACACCCTTTCTTCTTCCAGTGCTGGAACCCAATCCGTCACCACTGCCTACCAACAATCCCTTGTTGCTGCTTCCCTCTATGTTGACTACATCTTCCTTGACACTGATGAACGCAGAAAAATGGCACAAAACCCTCACGAATACCTCATTGAACAAGTTCAATTCACTGGTGATGAATCTGTTGGTTCCTCATCCAACAAAATCAAACTCAACTTTAACCACCCTGTTAAAGAACTTGTTTGGGTTGTTCAACCTGATGCTAACGTTGATTACTGCTCATCATTAGATGCTTCTCAACTTCTTTTCAAAGTCCTTGGTGCTCAGCCATTCAACTACACTGACTCCATTGATGCTCTTCCTAACGCCATCCACGCCTTCGGAGGACCTACCGAAACCGCTGGCTCCCAAGCCTTCGTTACCTCACAAGGTCTCTTCCAAATGCCTGGTGCTGTTGACATCACCGGACTTACCTCCCAACAAGAATGGAACAAACTTTCCGTCAACACTCCATTCCAACCTACTGATGGTTCTTCTGCCGTCACTGGTTCCGGTCTTTCTGATGCTGGAACTTTCGTTCTCGCTGAAACTGCTCTTGACATGCATTGCTGGGGTGAAAACCCTGTTGTCACTGCCAAACTCCAACTCAATGGACAAGACAGATTCTCTGAACGTGAAGGTTCTTACTTCGATGTTGTCCAACCTTACCAACATCACACCAGAGCACCTGACACTGGTATCAACGTATATTCTTTTGCCTTGAGACCAGAAGAGCATCAGCCAAGCGGATCGTGCAACTTTTCCAGAATTGATAACGCTGTTCTTCAACTTGTTCTTTCTTCACCAACTGTTGCCGGCACTGCCACTGCTAAAGTTCGTGTCTATGCTGTAAATTACAATGTTCTCAGGGTGATGAGTGGAATGGCCGGGGTAGCATACTCCAACTAAACGCATAATCTGAATAGATTTTATAAAAATTCTATACTATATATTTTATATTATAGAATATTGCTTTTGCTTTTATTGCTTTTTCAGTTTTTGCTTTTATTTTGCTTTTTGCTTTAATCGCTTTTTAATTTTTGCTTTTGTTAAAATGATATAAAGAGAATTACAATATAAATATATCCATAAACCATGAATTCGTTATCTGTTGTTCTTCCTGAAAATGCTCAAACTAAAATTATTGAAAAAATCAAAAATACAATGAACCAATCATTATGTCCAATGTTTATTTCATATTTTCAGGGTTTTGTAAAAAACACTCCTGAAGATTTTGTTGTAGATTTTGATGATGTATGGAAATGGGTTGGATTTGGTCAAAATGGATGTAGATTACAAAAAAATAGATAAATCGATTATAAAAAGAGAACATACACGTGGAGGTCATAATAAAGAAATCATTTTTATTAATCTCAAAACATTCAAATTGTTTGCAATGAAATCAAATACAAAAAAATCATCGATTATACAAAGTGATTTTATTAAATTTGAAGAAATATTACAAAAAACAATGCAAGAAGAATGTATTGAATATACTGAACAACATATTCATCAAATAAATATAAAAAATGAACAAGACCAACAAATTAAAAATCAGTTAGAACGTGAACAAATATTATTAAGAGAATTTGCAAACAAGGGTCCTCTAATATATATTATAAAAGTAAAAACATTCGAAAATGGTCAGTATGTTATCAAATTAGGTGAAAGTAGAAAAGGAATTGACAGAAGATACAAAGAACATAAATCAAGATATGACGAAGCCTTATTGTTAGATTGTTTTCAAGTAAGACGTAGCCATGATTTTGAAAAATTTTTACATTATCATGAAAAAATTAGATATAATCGCGTAAATAATTTACAAGGACATGAAAAAGAAGTTGAATTATTTTTAATAGGTAATGAGCTGTCTTATGATGATTTATTACAAATTATTCACTTGAATTTAAAAATTTTTGATGACCATGATGAAAAATATATCGAAAAATTACATATAGAAAATGAAGTATTAAGAGAATGTATTGCTGCATCATCAAACACAACTTCAACTGGTCAACCCGCAAATTCTTCATCTATTGAAGAATTGATGCAACAAATGAAACAATTGACTTTGAAAATAGATTCCCTTGAAAAAATAAACAAAGAGATTTTAGAAAAGTTAAATACTTCGCATATAAAAGTTGCCACCAATTTTGGAACACCTTTGGTTACATTAGGACCTAGATTACAAAAAATTAATCCAGAAACAATGACTCTTGTAAAAGTGTATGAATCAGTTTCAGAATGTATCAATGAAACCAATTTTGTTTTGAAACGACCCTCACTTAATAAAGCGGTTGTAGAAAATACAGTGTATGGTGGGTTTCGATGGCAATTTGTAGAACGAGATAAAGACCCAAATATACTTGAAAACATTCAACCTACAAAGAAAACTCGACCACAAAACTTAGGATACATTGCAAAAATAAACATCGAAAAAACAGAAATACTCAATGTGTATATTGACCGAAAAACCGCATCAGTTCAAAATGGTTTTGGTAGTTCAACATTAGACTATCCAGTAAAAAATAGAATTCCATGTAGGGGACACTATTATATTCTGTATGACGACTGCGATACATCACTTCAACAAAATTTTGAAAACACATACGGAACGCCATTGTTATATAAGGATGGTGTTGGACAATATAACCAACAGAATGAATTGGTTCGTGAGTTCATATGCAAATATGATTGTATCAAACAGCTCAAAATAAGTGATAAAACACTTGCAAAAGCATTAGATAAAGATATAATGTATAACGACCATTTTTTCAGAACCATAGGGTCCAAATTATCCTGTTTGTAACCAACAAATAAAAAAATAAAACACCGATAAACCACTTAAAAAATCAGACACATACATACAAATGTCGTATTCTACGCAGCCAAGTAATACACAAAAACAATTATTATTAAATAATTTGATGGATTTTTATAAAACCAAGGAGAACATGCACAACATGATTCAAATTATCAATGGCGAAACAAAAATTTCGCTTAGAATCATCGACTGGTTTGTAACAAATTATTCCAAGAAGAATTATACAGTGTATTCTATACCCAAAATCATTAATGGAGAACCTTCGCCTACAGAAACCACACGGTTCAAGGTATACAATGAATACAAATTGAAATTAAAGGCATATTCTAAAAAAAACTTCGACCCATTTTGTAGATGGGAGAGAATTATGATTCCGTATGACAATGATAATTATATAGAAACCACGATTGGACAACTTAATTTTTTTAAATGGGCGATTGAATGTAAAATCATTGACTTCATACAGGAAAATTATTCGTTTATTGAAGGTGATATGAATTCCCGAAACAGCACATCCAAATTAAAAACATCCGCATCTTCAACATCATCGACTTCTTCGACGGATAGCGGTAAAACACGTAAAAAACGAGAAGAATTGTCTATATCTGCATGTAAATGCATTAAAAAAGAAAATGTACAAATTGTTGTAAAATTCAGTTAGAGCAAACACCGAACAGGTGGCATCTATTGATAATTATTTCTTTCACATAAAAATAATTATCTGTAGTTCTTCAATTTATCTCAACAATGGACGTTGATTTTTTTCAATGGTCATTTGTTTGGGTAATAGCAGAGGTGTTTTATCCATAATCGACAAATGTTCCAATGTTTTAAAATGGGGTTCTACTTCAGGGAGCGGTGTGACTAAATTGGTAGACCCGATGCCTTTTAATTGAGACTCAATATCAATTGCATTGTAAGATAATA